TTGTGTTTGTTGGACATCATGCACCTACATTTAGTAGTGTTCACGAACGATTTAGCAATGACAAATTGATGAATGGTGGATATGCAAGTGACCTGAGTGAATTTATCTTGGATCACCCACAGATTAAACTTTGGACTTTGGGTCACATGCACGACCCGCATAGTTATTATATAGGGGATACATTTGTTGTATGTAATCCTAGGGGATATGCTGGCCATGATCCAGGTGCAGACACTTTCAAAGTCAGATTCATTGACTTGGACTCCATGCCAGAGAAATTTGAAGGGGTTATTTGGTCTAGAGATTAGAGTCTGCCTTGAACCCATTCTGGTCCGGGGCATTCCTTTGACATAGTTGACTTGATTCTATTATTCCACCATTTAGTACCAATCGTGTGTTGTCCTTGTTTTCTATTAAATGCTTTTTCCAATAATCTACCTTTAGTAAAACCGTTTGGTATATTAGCATTGGTCATAAATTCAGTAATACCGTCGTTAACCCAAATTTTTCCTTTTTGAATGTCTGAGCCTTTTTTTGCACCAGTGTTGTTGAAAGGTAGTCTACCTCTAGTAAAAGTATCTTTGGGTGATACTTCAGTAAATGCTTGAGTGATTCCGTCATTCCACCATTTTCGTTTTTTGTTTTCAATTATTAGCCTTGGTATCCAATTTTGAAAATTTTCAGTATTACTAGTATCACCGCCGTCCAAAGATTCAATTCGCAAATTTGCCCATTCAGATGATTCTACTATGTTATTTTTTTTACTAAAATCTAATGCAGTCTGTAAGCAGTCTGCCCTGTCAGTAAAATACCCTAGTATAGTAGTGTTTACATTTTTTCCATGTACGGCAAGATGGTTTAACCATCTAGTACCTGAACCAAAATATTTGTGCGGATCCTTAGTAGTTTTGCCAAAATATTTTAATCCGGTTTTATTGTGAGTTTTTATATATAAATAAGTAGGTTTAAACATAATAATATTTAACACAGACACATGCACAAAATATACACAGTTTTCGGACGATATAAACTTAGGGGAAACATAACTTGGTGTTTGAATCTTACTAACAGTTGGATTCGTATAAACCATGTTATGTTTCGTTGGAATACAAATTGGACAACAAGTTATACCTATTTCTCAATTGGGCACATGAGAAAGAAAAGAATCAACCAAGATGTCCAATAACTGTTGTACAATAGTTAGAACTATCGTATAATTGTTAAACATTGTGAGAACAATGAATCATTTAATAAGGAAAATAAAATGACTTTAACTAAACAAGCCCGTGTATTGGAGGCTCTCAAAGACGGTCAAAAATTGACTGCAAAGCAAATTTCTGCACGTTTCGGCGTAAAGAACCCAACCGCAACAGTTAGCGATTTACGCTATAGCGGTTTTGCTGTTTATGCAAATAAGCATAAAGATAGCAAAGGCCGTGTTACTACCAAGTACGAACTAGGTCGTCCTAGCCGTCGTGTGGTAGCTGCTGGTTACAAGGCTTTGGCAATGCGCCAAGTCTAATCTCGTGATGAGATAAGAGAAAAGGGTGCTTTGCACCCTTTTTTTGCTTGCACTAAAATCAGTTATGTGTTATAATAAGCGAAAGGAGTATTCAATGAGTATGTTTCATAACATAATGAACAAGCTAGGTCGTTATAGACTAATCCCAGATCGTAGAACTGGAAGTGACTATATGCACCGATACTATATTTTTCTCAAAGATCGTAAATGGTTTCCCTTTAATGTTACATTGCATAAGATTGTTCGTAGTGACGATCCAATAATGCATGATCATCCGTGGGGCTACATGACCATCATTCTTAAGGGTGGCTACTATGAACATACTCCCTACCTTAATAAAGAAGGTAAACAAATTGCTGAAGTTGTAGAATGGCGTGGACCTGGCAGCGTCATCTATCGCAAAGCAACTGATTATCATTGGCTTGAACTAGAGCAAGAAAAGCCTACTACTACTCTATTCTTTATGGGTTCTCAAGAACGTGATTGGGGATTCTTACTGAATAACAAATGGGTTTATAACGAAACCTATTTAAAAACTCAAAAATCAATTAAGGAAACATAATGTATATTATACTAACAAATAGCGCGCCTGTTCATAAAGGACAAAAATTAGCAATTAATAGTGAATTGGTTGCTACTATTCATACTTCACCTATCTTGCGTGAGTCCGGTGCTATAGAGGATGTAACATTTATATTCTGCCCACCACATGGTACTTGGGAAGTTTCTGAATCACTGGAAACAGTGGTTACCGTACTTAACACATTCACACAGAACAGCAAATGAACGACCAGATTAAAGAAGTATTGCTAATCCTACAAGAGGAATGTGCAGAAGTAACTCAAGCGGTTAGCAAGTGTATGCGGTTTGGTCCTGATCAAATGAAACCAGGTAAAGACAGAACAAACATAAATATGCTTGAAGAAGAAATTGGGGACTTGTTTGCTATGGTTGAATTGCTAGTTGATATGAAAATAGGTGTAACTCAAAATGGCATCAGCAGGGCAAAAAAGCAGAAGTTTGAAAAGTTGAAAAAGTGGTCTAATCTAACTATAACTAAATAATATTATGGAACTATCATATCTGTTGGATCTCATCTGTGCATTTTCTTTGGGAATGTGGATTATGCATAAGATTATTTGTTATCGTATTCGCAAAACATTAGAAGAAGCGGGTGTGATTTTCACAGAGGAAAATTCAGTAGAAGTAATTAAAGTAGAAAAATATTTTATAGAGAATATTGACGGGTTACTATATCTATACGAACACACAACTAATAACTTTGTTGGCCAAGGCAATACAGTAGAAGAACTTGCTGGTATTGCAAAGAATAAATCAAAGTTTGCCGGGGTCACTTACAATAAAGAAGTGTTTTGGTTTGTTGACGGGGAGGTGAAATATGAAAGTACATGAAACTAACCATCAAAGAATGGTTGAAATGCAACGAGCAATATTACTTAGAACGCAAAAAGAACAGCATTATGCTAAAATCTTAGAAGATGCTGCTAGGTTACGTAAGCAAAATGCTGCTAGTTTGCAACAAGCAAGAACCGAACGAAATCGTAGATTAGAAAATAGCAAGGGCCAAACCATAGATATAGATTGCTAACATGAAACTAAACATTGGAAAATTCCCAAAAAAATCTTCAGGTAATAGAAAAATCAATGTTCAAATTGACAACTACGATACTTGGAATTTAGACACTACCCTAGCGTTAATCATCTATCCTGCATTGCTTCAGCTTAAAGCAACCAAGCAAGGTGTGCCAAGTGAGTTGGCTGAGGTTGGAGGGGAAGACTACGTTAACCAACAAAGTTTTGACTTTTACACAGAAACACATGACGAAGCATGGAAAGTAGGTGTAGAACGTTGGGATGAAATATTAGACAAAATGATTTGGTCTTTTGAGCAATTGCTTAAAGGTGAGTACGATGATCAATATCATCATGGTTCTCTTGACTTTGATTGGGTTAAAACAGACAAAACATTTCCTAACCCAATCACAGGAAAAATAGAAGCTACATTTCAAATGGTAGACAAGAATCCCAATGAACACTGGTATGATGCTGAAGGACATAGACTCCATGAAAACCGAATTCAAGAAGGAATTGAATTGTTCGGTAAGCATTTTCGTAATTTGTGGGATTAATATGTTTGATCAACTAGCAAAGCAATTACAAGTACAGACACTGGTTAAAGGTAAGAACGATTTCTATATTACAGAACAAGAATTTGAAGATTTTTGCAAAGAATTTCTATTTGAAGAAATCAAAGGCAATCACATGGGTGACGAATTTTGCAAAAAATATAGTCAGTCAAATTATGTACTAAGTATATTAAGCAACTATAGAGCAAAAGAGCATATTAAGAAATTCTATGTAAAATGAAACCAAAATTTATTGATTATTACATGAAGGTAGCTGAACTCACTAGCACATTGAGCTATGCTAAACGATTAAAAGTTGGTTCAGTAATCGTCAAGGGTAATAAAATTTTAGCCACTGGATACAACGGTATGCCAAGTGGATGGGATAACAATTGTGAAAGTGTTGAATACATGAGTGGTGATGCTGGTGGCTGGCTTAATCCTGAAGAAATTAATGAACAATGGCCTTTTGTTGAAGATGATATAGATCCTGATTTAGGATATGCTAGACAATATCGTTTGAAAACTAAAGATCAAGTCTTGCATGCGGAAAGTAACTCTTTAATGAAAGTGTCCGCAAGCACAGAATCTAGCGAGGGTGCAGCAATGTTTTGTACTCATGCACCATGCATCAATTGTGCTAAATTGATTTATCAAAGTGGTATTAATAGTTTATACTATCGTAATACATATAGAGATACATCAGGAATAGAATTCTTAGAAAAGAGTGGCGTAGTTGTTACTAAATACGAAACTTAGGGCTGAAATCATTATTGATTATGGAAAGCTAAGACCAATGATTGGCTGGTTAGAACGTAATTGTGTTGGTGAATGGGGTTATACATGTTTAGTACCTGCAGGACGTGATGGTGGAATGTACGAATTTTACTTTGAAGAAGACAGAGATTATACCGCTTTTGTATTGTGGAAACAATGAAATACTATACCTTTTTCCGTGAAAATGATAACTTTGATGATATTCAATCTGACAATATTGTCAAGAAGTTTGCTACCATTAAAATTCGCTGGTATCAACATTTTATGATCGGAATCAACAAAGATGGTAATGATCAAAACTTCAGTATGCTTACATTGAAATACAGTGAAGATATGGTAAACAATCTAACTAAAGATTTTACTCCCGTTGCAGGAGTAGACTATACACCAGACAAACCTAAAAAAGAATTAATGTAGTTTAGATACCATATACGCTTCTGGTATACGAGTTTTGGTATTCTTACTACCCAACAATACTACTGTTCTAATTCCCTGCTCTCCGTTTAACATCATAACGATACAGCCACCACTGGCAGTTATCCATCCTGTTTTACTTACGATAAAGTCAACACCAGTACCAACCAAACGGTTTGTATTGTGAAATATTGCATATTTCTTTTTATTGATTTGCCATCGGATAGATGATGTATTGCTTGCATTAACTATAGTTGGATAATTCTTTGCTGCCATTACTAACTTAATTAAATCTTCTGCGGTACTTACATTTGTATTGTATAAGCCAGTGGGGTCGGTAAAAGTACTATTATTCATCCCTAGTGCATTGGCTTTATTATTCATTGCTTCAACACAGTTTTTAATACCACCCGGATAGTATTCGCAAAGCATTCTAGCAGCATTGTTATCTGATTTTACTATAGCTAGGTTAAGTAATTCTTGTCTAGTGAAGATTCTGTTATGTAGTTTCTTTGGTATTTTTTCAGATAGTGATTGACCACTATCTAGTACAACCATGCTTGTCATTAGTTTTGTGATACTAGCGATAGAACGAACATCAGTAGTATGAGAACCTTCTAGTATAATTCCATTATCATCTGCAACTAACCAGGCTTGAGCCGTTAGTG